GAATTCATGGTGATGCCACACTCCCAACTGCTCCAACTGGCAGCACCCGAAGGACTGGACGAAGGATGCCAGCGCATTCGGTCCACCAGCAGCCTTTATCACGCGTTCGTGACTGAAGAAGGGAATCAGTGAGGGCTCATCAAGTAACGGCTGTGTGCCGTCATTCAGCCGCCCTGATGGCAGGTCTGCCATATCCATTGTCGGTGTGCTGATCACCACCCTTCCCTTAAACATTCTCAACAGGTCTGGCCCTGGCTTCAGCAATACAATTCCGGTGCGCGGTGCGATTTCTGGTGTAAGCAATGCTCTCACGGTCACCTCAATGCAAAGTTTCGAGCAAGCTGAGTTGCTCGGAAAATTTTGATTCGAAGAAATGATGGTGGCTTTTGATAACTGATACAGGGATTCCTGTATCGCTCAGAAGCTGAACGAGTTCATTGGTCTGTTGAAAGTTGCGCCACAAGGTAGGCTCATGTCTGCGATCGCCGCCTGCTGCACGATGAAGATCGGTAAGGCAATAACGGCCGGAATTGTCCTGACGAACGGAAACCCGATCAATCACTAAAAGCTGATTCATGCTTTCTTCTCCACACACTATTTATAACCGGCCCCGCCCCATCACCTGCAAATGAACGGGACCAACCTTTACCTAGAGCATCTGCAATATGCCCCAGTATTAGTACTATAAACGCAATCAGATTTTATTTCACCGCAACCGTGAAAGCATAATCAATATCTACATGATCCTTTAAAAAATCACTTGAAAATGAAAGCCATTAACCATCACAATAGCAACAACCATGAAATTTTATTTAAAGCAGGCCATAGATGAGTTACATATGCCATGCTGCTTAGGTTCATAAAATGCTCTTAGGTTCTGAATGTCAAATCTAGCGCATGGACTTCGACATATGTTTGCATTGTGCCATTGCCCGAAATTTCTTATTTCCACCACACAGATTATTAGTTTTAAGGAAATATATTTGTCCAAGATTACACGGCAAACGCTAACCACCACCAAGATTATAATGATTAAAAATCATTCACCTCAACTACTTGTTTAAACTAAAAGGAATTGTAATGGCTGAAAGAAAATACGACAAAATGGCTGAAAGAAAATTCGAAATAAAAGATAAGTTTGATAGCAATGACCCCACATTCCAAACTATCTCAGACGCAATTAAAAGCTATAACAATGCTAGTAAGCTGAGAATGATAATCAGCATAACTTATAATGAAGGTGGTGAAGTTGCTCTCATGTTCGATTTTATCGCAACAATTGAAAAAGCTGTATTGACGCATTCAAATCTATACATCGAACTAAGATTTGGCGGTTTTGCAATGAGTGCAGCAGCTTTTGTTTTTTGCTATTTCGTATTTTATATAGAAGTCCCTCGGATAAGAGTTGTGTCCAATACACGGCTCGCAGTGATTTATCACAAGCCCAGAATGAAAAAAAAGGACTCAACAATCTTCATATTCGCCAATGATCCCATTAAAATGAATGGGTTAAGTAAAGCACAACAGCAGGAGTTAATAGGATACACTCAAAGGTTTGATGAGGTCTGGAGTGCCGTAGTTACTGTTTATCAAGTAGCTAGAGAAGAATTTGATCCTTACTTACTTAGTTCGTATAATAGCAATGGTGACTTTACATTCTCACTCTCTAATAAAGTATTTAAAGGAGGATATTCATGAACATTGATGCTAAAACGCTAAAGCACATTCAACAGCAAAGGGCCAAGCTGATAGCTTCTGGTGAGCTGAGCCAACCTCGCTTACTCAGTGATACTATTGACATGGATGAGGTTGCTAAGCGAATGAAGAATACAGAGAAAAAGAAAGCCAAGCCCAAATTTGTGATAGTTTAAAGCCGACATATGGTCGGCTTTTTTATCAGGCTGGCTCCGTCGAACAAAATATCTCATCTTTGAATAAATCATTGCTATGTCATTGATTGTTAAAATGAAATTCTAATTCTTCATTTTTAATTCTTACACTGGTCTATCCCTTAGCTTATCAGGTCCCCCCACAAACCCACGTGCGTCAGGCTGTCGAAAAATGCTTTGAGGCAGTTATCAAGATCACGCTGGCGCTTGTATGGCGGGAACAGTAGCACGCTTACCTCTACGTTCACTGTAATCGGCGCGGGACGACGCTTTAGCTGTTCCATGACGCACGCTAAAGCGTTGGAGCGGAAACAGCGCCCGGAGGCGCTGATCAATACTCCCTTTCTGGTATTACGCCAGTACGTGTTAACGCTTGGTGGGAAGGGCAATGTAAGTTTCATATTTCTCCCTACACCGCCAGCTGAAACTGCATGTTGAACCTGTCCCGTTGCTCGCAGTAATTCAGTGAGCCAGGGCTGTTGTGTGACTCGATACGTTCGACCATCAATGCAGCGCGGGTTTCTTTTGATGCCGGGGCATACGCTCCTGACCATGCCTTATCGATACCAATATTTCTGGCAACGTTAGTGCTGTCAGCGCTCGCCAGCGGTAGTTTGGTGAAAATTAGAGGATTGAGCATGCGAAGGCCGTGAAGCTTGGCGATGGGCTGACCGAACTCATCTGTAACGTGACGAATAAGGTCTTTCATACGCGCTACAGCAAGGTTGGGACGCTTAACGTCGTACTCTCCGCAACTACCGATCGCTACGCGCGGATACTCATTGCAAAGCCGGATGAATCGATCATCGCTCTCGTTCATGTGCCATACCGGTACGCCAGAGGAAATTCCGTGAGGCCACTCATCAATAAGTGCATCGTTCTCAGACTCATCACCGTTGATTACGTCAGGAATAATGGCGAAATCACAACCAGGGTGATTCAACCATTTTTTCGCCCATTCATAGTACGGCCCCCAGCCCTTAAAAGTGCTCTTTCCCTTTTCAGCGCGCTTCCATTCGGGATATGCACCGTTATCAAGAAAGAACGATTGGCAGCACTCTGCAGCCAGATTAATTTGCCCTGGGTTTGCAAATGAAATGCAGGCGTGCCGCCCTTTCCATGCCCGAATGGCACATGTATCAGGTGTTATAGGTCCACCATGGTAATGGATCATGCAACCCTCCCAGCCAAAGCGGGCAGTTCTTTAATTGCCTGACGCAGCATGCGGATGTTTGTCCAGCAATCACGGTTAGTCTGCTCCACCAGCGCGATAAACTCCTGAACTGTGCACGGCCTGTCCTGGCGAACGTCAATCAGCACCGCTGAAAAACGCTGCAACTGTTCCTTTGCCAGCTCTGGATCATCGTACTGCTCTGACACCCACAGCTTGAGTTCAAGATCGTCATGATGCTCTTTGATGAGGCGCACCGCTTTAGCAATGGTCTCTGCCGGAACGGTCACACAGGTAGGATTCTCAACGGAGTCCGCCGCCCAGGTATGCGCGTATTTTGATTCGCTGTAGGTGTACTCAGCTTTCATTTTGAACGCGGCAACTACGCACGCCCACGCTTCAACACCGCTTTGCTCAAGGATTTCGTGTTTTAGAAGCGGCAGGTCATCACCATCGCCGTTCTCTGACTTAACCGGGGCCGGTTGTTCGCTTGCTGATTGAGTCACGCCGTAATGCTCTTTGGCGATCAGGATAATATCCATCAGCTCAGCGGCCTGCAGGTCAGTTTCAAACGTCAGCGTAATGCGTGCGCCCTCATCGCTCTGCTCTGCCTGAGAATGTTTAGCAATCAGTTCTGCAAGCTTACGTGCCTGGGCAGCACTGAACTGCGGCATAGCATCGGTCTTAGTCAGCTTCTTCTTCCCTGCCGCTTTCGCCTTCTGCATCTGCTCCTGTGCTACTGATGATGCTTTCACACCATGCTCACGCTGCAGGGCTACTGCTGTGGTTGCGGCCACTTCGCCGGACTTAACCATCTCAATCAGAGGTTCGCCAACGGTCAGCAGCTGCAGGTGCTGTTCAACGTCGGTGATCGAACGTTTCACCTTTGCGGCAATCTCGGCTGGCTCTAAGCCCTGGTTAACGAGACGCTGATAGGCGGCTGCACGTTCCAGCGGTAACAGGGCACGTCCCTGGCTGCTGGTGACCATGAATGCCACACTGTCTGCTTCACTGCCCACGAAGTCCTTACACTCCAGGCGCAGCGTATAGCCCGCTTCCTGAGCAAGTTTCGCACCGTAATAGCGGTGATGGCCATCGATGATCTTAATGCCCTTTTCGGTGACCTTAACAGCCAGCGGAGGCACATGTTCTCCAGCGATAAAGGCGTCGCGGAACTCCTCGACATGAGTCTGATCGATATCACGAATGTTGTAATTAGTTTCGACATACAGCTCATCAACGCCCAGCAGGTAGGTTTTGCGGGTAGTGATATCGGTATCGCTATTTTTCTTGTCGTCGTAAATGCGCGCTAATGTGCTCATGCTGTGGTCAGCTCCCATGTGAGGACAATAATCAGGGCGGCAATCATCACCGCTGCGGTGCGGATGGCCTGGTAGAAAATCTCATTGCGTTGGTAGTGGCTCTTCAGGTGCGCTTTCATTGGCGATCCTCACTCAGGAAGCTTTCGCCAATACGGCCTGTATCAAGCCCGCCATAGCTGCCACAGTTAAGTGAGCCTCTTGCGGCACAGCGGTCGCAGTTCTCTTTGGCTTCGTTGCGGGATGCATCGAACTTTGCCACCAGCATTGCTTCACGCCATACCTGTGCAGCACGCAGCCAGAACCCTTTAGCCTCCAGTTCGGTAGCTTGCTTCGCCAGATGGCGATGCTTTTCGCTCTCTTCTGGCACCGGAGCGGTGTTGATCGAATAACTCCAGTCGCTGGCACGCTTGAGAGTCCCTCTGGTGAAAAGCGGTTTGATAAAGCGTTTCACGGAGGTCTCATGCAGGCCGGTAAGCTTGCAGAGTTCGCGCACCTTCAGCGGGCCATTGCGGGTAATCAGTTCAAGAATTTTTGATTCGTGGTTAATCATCGCTCTATCCCCTTATGCGCCGCGAAAGCCGTTAGGAATTTCATAGTCCACTGATGAGATAGCCATCACATCACGCTGCCACTTACCGTTGATGCATTTAGGCCGCCCCGCTTTATCCCACTTCTGCGCGGAACTCAGGTAGCCGGGGAACTTACCCGGACGGAAAATTGTTTCCGGTCGGACGTACTCACACATTTTTGGGTCTTCAGCCCACTTCGCGATTGAGTAATCCACAGTGAGGATCAGTTCATCAGCAGTGAAATCTTCAGCCAGGCGACCGCGAATTGGTGCCAGTGAGGATTTTGATTTCTGAAAGCGCATGCCTGCTGCGCGGTTCAGATGCTCCAGCACGCTAAAAGCAGCCTGATTTGCATCAGGGGCTTGGTCGGGTTGCCCCGCAACCTGACAAGAAGGGGTTGTTGTAATCTCTGTAGTATTCTCTGTTGTAATCTCTGTAAGAGTGGGACAAGTTGACCCGATGGATTGGGACAACTTGACCTCATCCATAGGGACAGATTGACCTTTTCGATTAGGACAATTTGTCTCCTTCGATAGGGACAAATTGTCCCTATCGGCCAGCAAAGGGCTCGCGTAGTTAATTGCGTAATAATTAGTCTGGTCGTGCTGCCTTTTTTTAAGCTGCTCAACATAAATCAGACCCATCTTTTTCAATGACGAAACCGTTCTTTGTATCGTCTTCGCGGTCCACCATGGGAACTGCTCATTCCAGGCATTAATGCTGTTATAAACCCAGCGTTTACCGTCATATTCGACGCCAGCCGTAGTGTCCTCCAGCCAGTAGCAAATCTGCTGCAGCACAATCGCCTCGTTAATACCAATGCGCAGAGCGAGCATCGGACTAATCACGAGAGGCTTAACCTTCAGAAGTAAACTCATTGGCTACCTCGACCTCTCTAAAATATTGCTTAAACCGTTCGAGAGAGCTGAAGCACTCACCATGTTCATAGTCGTCACGCAGGTAGATAACCCGGTCGTTCTCTGGCTCCCAGCGTATGACCCGTACAGGGACGCCGCGCTTATCGCGGAAAATTCGGTCAAGCTCTCGCATTTGGTCGCCTTCATTCGCTGGTTAGCATCGCCCACAGCCCAGTCAACAAAGCTGTGGTTAACTTCCTCTGCGCCGCTTGGTACATTAAGCACATACCGCAGCGGCTCACTGCTGAAGCGGCCACCAGCTGAAGGGAGGCAACGGAATTGCGGTAACCCTGGTAATCTGGTTAAATTGATCACGCGATTAGTTCTCCACACACGTTGATTTAGTCGCATCGAACGCCG